AATCTGCTAATTATAAAAAATTTGGATTCTTTAAAACCAACTATGAGATTAAAGAACTCCTGAGTCGTGCATCCTTTGAAACTTTTTTGGAATAATATATTATGATTGATAGTCGTGAAGAACAGTTTTTGTGGGTAGAAAAGTATCGTCCACAAAAGATTGATGACTGTGTACTACCACAGGCAATTAAAGATACATTCAAACAATACATCACACAAGGTGAACTACCCTCATTCCTATTCTCAGGAACAGCAGGTGTAGGTAAAACCACAGTAGCAAAAGCACTTTGTAATGAGATCGGTGCTGAGTATATTCTTGTGAACGGATCTGATGAAGGTCGTTCAATTGATGTTCTGCGAACTACAATTAAGGGATTTGCTTCTACCGTATCTCTTACTGATGCTAAGAAAGTAGTTATCGTTGACGAAGCAGACTACATGAATGCTCAATCGGTTCAACCTGCATTGAGATCGTTCATTGAAGAATTCTCTGGCAACTGTCGCTTCATCTTCACTTGTAACTTTAAGAATCGTATCATTGAACCACTCCACAGTCGTTGTGCTGTGATTGAGTTTAAGATTGATTCCAAAGACAAGCAAGAGATCGCTGCAACTTTTTTCAAACGAGCAGTATCAATTCTCAAACAAGAAGAGATTGAGTTTGATCCTAAAGTTGTTGCTGAACTAATCACAAAACACTTCCCTGATTATCGTAGGATTCTAAACGAACTACAAAGATATTCCGTATCTGGTAAGATCGACTCTGGCATTCTTCTTAATATGTCAGAAGAATCATTTAAAGATTTGGTTAAGTTACTCAAGGATAAGAACTTTACCGAAGTGCGTAAGTGGGTTGCCAAACAAACTGATGCAGACACTACAAGTCTATTCCGTGAATTGTATGATACCGCATCCGTCAATATGGATCCCAATAGTATTCCTCAATTAGTATTAACACTAGCCGACTATCAGTATAAAGCAGCATTTGTAGCTGACCATGAACTAAATATTATGGCAGCACTTACAGAAATTATGGCTAACTGTAAATTCAAATGAGGCTAACATGGAACTTATTCTTTTAGTAGTATACACATTTTTCATATGGGTAATGGGTGCAGTTTCTGGATGGAAAGCCAGAGAAGAGCATGCCAAACAGGTAACAGAAAAGTTACTTGATCGTCTGCAAGAATCTGTTGAACGACAAGTTGAAGAGAATGTTATTCAAATTAATATCGAGAAACACAATGACATGTTCTATGTTTACGATAGAGAAACCAATGAATTCATGGCACAGGGTTCTTCTAAAGATGAGGTAGAAACTAATCTACAGAAACGATATCCTGGAAAACGATTTGGATGTGCTGAGAGTAATCTCTCCCAAACTGGGTTTTACTCATGACACCTTTTGACTTTATTAATGCAATTAACACAACCAAGAAAGATCTGTTCGAAGACCCACTAGCAAGTAAGGATTATAAACCATTCCTTATTAATAGAGGGTTATCTTATTTCCCCGATACAGTCCTTTATGCAAACGAGATGAATCGTAACTCGGGCATTCCAGAGGATTGGCAATTTTCTTTTTTACTAAATAGTATCTCCAAGAAGAAAAGATTCAGTAAATGGCACAAAAAAGATGCTGAAACCGAATCAGTTAGACTTGTGAAAGAATACTTTGGTTATTCTGATGAGAAGGCAGTGGAAGCACTCAGCGTTCTCTCTGAGGATCAATTAGTTATGATAAAAGAAAAATTATACAAAGGTGGAAAATAATGACTGTCGAATTGATTTATTACGACTGGACTCCTGAGTCGATGCTTGAAGTGATATTACCTGAACCAGATAACTTTTTGAAGGTTCGTGAGACACTTACCCGAATCGGGATCGCTTCCAGAAAAGAAAACACGCTGTATCAATCTTGCCATATTTTACATAAGCAAGGTAGATACTTCATTGTGCACTTCAAAGAATTGTTTGCTCTTGATGGTAAAGAATCTAATATCACGAGTGGCGATATTGAGAGAAGAAATGCTATCGCTGGTTTATTGCAAGATTGGGATCTATTGAAGATTCTACATCCAACACAGTCCGAGCAGAAGGCATCTTTGTCTCAAATTAAAGTCGTATCTTATAAAGAAAAGAACGACTGGGAACTTGTTCCTAAATATAACATTGGTAAGAAAACTAAATAATTTTATAGGAATCTAAAATGATCAAACTTGAATTGAGTATCGAAGAAGTAAACACTGTGTTGCGTGTTTTGGGTAAGCATCCTTTCGAGGAAGTTGTTGCACTAATCGGTAAGATTAAACAACAAGGTGATCCACAGGCAGCATTGTTGGCCAATAATTCTGAAGCACCAAAAGCATAAATAAATAGGTAATTAGTCTAAAATAATGATTTTCTTTAGTGTATTATTTGCCTTCGGGGAATAAGTATAAGTGTCCGTCTTGGACATAACTAAGGAGATAAATATGTGGACTAAACCAGAAGCAGTAGAAATGAGATACGGATTCGAAATCACTATGTATGTGATGAATCGTTAAAGAATTCACCTTAGGACCACTAAGTTACGAATCGTTTTAAAGCAGACATGACGCACGATGTCGCTGGAGTTGTAACCAGCACCTGATATGCCTTCGGGGTATCAATTTTAATTTAACTCGCTTAATAGGAGAACTATATGTTACAAGCAATCAACACATCCATCGACACCATCTCTGGTGCAAAGACTCAATTCGTTAAGACATTCGTTCAAAACGATGAAGTCGCAAAATCCCTCCAAACTTATATCGATGCTCAGCAATCATTTGCTAAGACTGTCGCTAAATCAACTGTAGATTTTTTCACTACTGTTGGTACAGCTGCAACTTCAATTGATGCTAAAAAAGCATTCGCAACTAAGTAAGGAGATCATAATGGTAACTAAATCATTCGTACCTGCATTCTTTCCACAAGACCTTGACAAATTCTTTATTGGTTTTGATGACCAATTTAAGCGTTTACAAACATTTCATGATGATGTGACAAAGAATATTCCTAACTATCCTCCATACAACATTCGTAAGAATGATGAGAACTCATACACAATCGAATTGGCAGTTGCTGGTTTCGGTGAGTCTGAGACGTGCCTTCGCTATTGATGACCACATTGAAGTAAAAAATGCAGAACTGTTCAATGGTATGCTTAAAATTGCTTTGGAGCGTTTGATTCCAGAGGAAAAGAAACCAAAGAAAATTACAGTTAAATCTGCAGGCAAGAAACAATTATTGACTGAGGAAGTATAATGAAAAAATTCTTCAGATCAATTTATATTCTTATGAAGGGAATTGGCTATGCTAAAACAGCAGCAGATCTCGCTAGAAATGGTAAACATAAAGAAGCCCAGAAGTTAATGGCTGCTTATGGAGAATGCAAATGACCAATTGGATCCCAATGACAAATGAAGATTGGGATTGGGTGAATGGTAAAATACCGTCACCAACACCTACTAAATGAAAGAAAATATGTCTGTTACATTAAAAAATCTTGAGAGTGCATTGGCTGGCGAATCCATGGCTCATATCAAGTATCGTTATTTCGCTAAGATTGCACGTGAAGAAGGTTTTGAAGATGTCGCAAAACATTTTGAGCATACTGCTGACCAAGAAATCAAACACGCATGGGGTCATCTTGAATTGTTAATCGGTAAGCCATCCACTAAGGAATGCCTACAGAAAGCAATTGATGGTGAGACTTATGAGTATACAGAAATGTATCCGCAGTTTCATGCTATCGCAACTAAAGAAGGCGATGTGTATGCAGCTGGTGTTGCTCTAGAACAGATTAGTGAATCGAAAGATCACGCTGAACAGTTCGCAGAAATTCTTAAGAAAGCAGAAAAGCGTTTTGCTGCTCTACAAAAAGTAGAAGAGCGTCACGCAAATGCCTACAAACAAGTTTTGGGAGGTCTATAATGGAACACGTATGTGTAGTCTGTGGACACGTTCACGATGAAGCAACCGAAGGTAAGTGGGATGAACTTCCTGCTGACTTTGAATGCCCAGAGTGTGGTGTAGGTAAAGACGAATACGAAACGCTGTAAGCAATCGTACAAGT